CCTAACTGTATTCTTCCTGCAGTAATAGAAGTATCTGCTGCAAAAGCTGCTGCTACTTGTCCTCCCGCATCTAAGTTTGAAACATTGCTAAGTCCTATACTTGAAGCTGTAACATTAGAGTTTAATAAAGTTGATATACTTGTTAATCCTGTACCACCTGCACTTGCTGCTAGTGTCCCTGATAGTTCACTAAGAGCTGTTGGTATTGTTGTGCTTGTAGGGTGTGCTCCTATACTTGCTGGTGTTACATTTGAATTTAGTAGAGTTGCTACACTCGTTAATCCTGTTCCACCCGCACTTGCTGGTAAAGTTCCTGAAACTAAGTTTGAATCTAGTGCTATTGCTCCTGCGTTTATCTGTGAAGCAGTAATGGTATTTGCTGTTATCTTGCCCCCATCAATAGTTGTTGTTCCTGAGTTTACCACTGTTGCTGGATTATAAGTAGAACTTCCATCTGTTAAGTCATTACTTGTAAATGTTACGAGTCCACTAAATCCTATACCTTGTTGAGAAGCTTGGAATACTAAATTACTTCCTGAAGCAGTATTTCCTCCTGCAGTATCTTCTGTTGCTCTAAAGTATGAATACCAATATTTATTTGCATTAGCTGCTGCATAGGTTGGTGGTGTTGTACTCCAACCACTTGTTAATCCTGTAAATGAATTAGTGCTAATATTATAATTCGTAGCTGATGGAGTGCTTGGCGCACTTGATGAAGAAGCTTGGTGATAAACATAACTTACTACTGATTTCTTACCATCAGCACCTGTTGCTCCATCGTCTCCTTTATTACCACTTGCAAAGTTAGTAAGTGAAAATGTTCCACCAGTATTTGTTACTTCAGCGATAACTGCGTCTTTCTGTCTATCGAATCTAAGTGCTTGTCTGAATATATTTACACCAGAATAAGCTCTGTCTGACCCGCTTTCAATAAACATTTGTGTATCACTATCAATGAAACTAACTCTACTAAAAAATCTAGTAGTTCCTGCGGCATCTAATATTACTACATCTCCTACTTTAAAATCTGTTGTAAAAGCTGTAGAACTTCCTGTAATTTTAGAACTAAATTGGTCTGCAGATATTGTTCCACTTGCTTGAACTATATCATCATTTGACTGTCCTAATCTTTTTAAGAAGCTAAATCTATATTTTTCAGAACTTACATTTGATGTAGCAACATTATCTGTTCCTACAACAAGGGGTCTAAGTGGGTCTGTTCTTGTTGCTCCTCTTGCAAGGTTACCATCGTAGTCATATAATAAAAATCCAGTTTGTCCATCTGACAAATTTCCAAAACTTTGTTGTGTAAAGTTAGTATTCCCACTTGCTATATTAATAGTAGCCGCGTCTGAAGGTGGAGTAAATGAATAAGTACTAGAATCAAAACTAACTAATCCTGTGCTTGAGTTTATACTCATTCCTGTGCTTAAAATACCACCTTTCATAATAGAGTTATTTAGACCTTCTCCAAAAGTTACAGCAGTTCTAGGAGTTTGTTGTTCTCCTGCAAAAGCAAACTTAGTTTGTATAAACTCTGATGTAACTCCTTGAGTATTGACAGTTCTAACTCTTACTCTATATTCTTCTCCAATTTGTATATTTCTAACGGTAAAACTATTAGTAGTATTATTTCTTATTGTTTCTCTGACAAAACCATTTGGTCTAATTTCTTTATCATATTGAGGAACATCATGTTCAATATCGTATCCTGCTAAATGTTCATACCTATCTTGAATTGTATTTCCATCGCTGTCTGTTCTTGTTGATATAGGGTGTATCCAGTTTATAACTGCTTTATGTCCAGTAACACCTGGGTCTGACTCTGAAGCGTCTCCACCATCAGAATCGGGGGAAACAAATACTGCTAAGTTTCTAGGAACTGGTACTGCTTCATCTCTTTTAGGAGGTCTCATGACATCTGGTATGTCAGGAATTACCCAGCCTCTATCTATTTCTGAAAATTTCTTTCTATCATACTCGGCTGCTGAAATGTCATATTGTAATTCTTTTCCAGACTCTTTAATATTTGTAATTATATATTCTTTTGAGCTTCCTGTTACATTAGCTCCTTGTGCTGTCTGTCCACTAATAGCATACATAACTTCGCCATCTGGGGCGGCACTAAATGCACTACTTACAGTAACAGAACTAGCATTGAAAGAAGATATTGCTTTTGTTTCTACTCTTTGATTTTCTGACCAGTTTACTTGTACAAATGCTCCTGCATCATCTTTTAGTTGAGAAGCAGAGGCCTGAGTTGTTATGGCCGTGCCATTTGCATGATTAAGTACTAAATCTCCCTCTCTAAATACTGTGCTATTTATTGTTGCTGTTGGTTGTCCAAGATATGCTCCACCACTTGGATATATTAAGTGCAAATCAAAATTATCAGTGCCATTTAGTGTACCACTTAAATCTCTGTCTGGTCTTATAATTGTAGTGGTAGATGCAACCGCAGTTGTAATACGACCAGCTAATTGAATACCTGTATCATCTGCATCTTGTACTAAAATTACATCTCCTACTCTTAAAGCTCCTCCATTTATTCCTGTTTTAAAAGTAACAACTTCTTTTTCTAATTTTTCTGTAAGTAAATGCCACTTACCTAATCTATGTGCTTGTCCTTGTGAAGTACAACCAAATGCAGTTATTGCTTTACTAATTACTCTGCCTGTTCTAGCAATTTCATTGTCATCTGTTACAATTTCTGTTGCTTGTTTAAACGAGTTTTCAGGGTCATTCCAACTTACTTTTATCTCATTTGTTCTAAATCTTTTTGAAGAACCTGAATACTTAAATAGTCCGTCTATAACATTTGCTTTTGAAAAAGTGTAAACTGCTCCTTTTTCTCTGTTACCATTTAAAGTTACTTGACCATTGTGCCAAATTAACATTCCTCTAATAGTTGTGCTTAGTTGTTTTAGTAGTTTAAGTGCGTCCTCTCCTTTTTGTATGTATAAGTTAGTAGTAAATCTAGGTTCTGTTCCGCCTTTTCCATCTGGTACAAGTTCGTCACAGTATTTAGCAAGATTATACATTGTATACTTATCTATTTGTGTAAAATCAAAGTCTTCGTTAATAAATTTACCAAGCCCATATCTCGGATTAACTAATAAATCCATAAAAATCCATACAGGATTATTAGTCCAAACTGGATTATAGTTTGGTGATGTAGCATCAAAAGTGTTTTTATCTCCCCTAAAATTACCGTCCCAGTCCACAGATGATCCCGTATCTGCTCCTGTAGTTACATTTCTTGTGTAAGATGCTTGTGCTCTTCTTGCTCCTGTATTATCATGAATTTCATCTCTAGGAAAATAATTAGTAGGAACTTGAACTTTTAGTCCTCTAATATCATATGCTCTTTTTGGTATGCTTTGAAAATCTTCTGCATCGACTACAATAGCTGCATAAGAAGTATAAGGATATTTTAATTTGTCTGTTATAATATTTTCTATAGATTTTACTTGTCCCGCATTAGTTTGTTGCCAACCGTTCTCTTTTTGGTTGACTGGAGATACTCTTTGTATTTCTATTTTATAATCTACAAAAGGTTGGTATTTACTTATATCAAAAGCAACTGTGCTTTGAAAAGGAGATTTAGTTCCATCATTAACAGAAGTTATTACTCCATCACGAGAACTTTTAAATCTAGTGTTCGCATAATAATCACTAGTACTACTTGATAAAGTTTTTCTACCAAATACTACAACTTCATTATCAGTAAACTCTTGTTCTGAATCAACTTTGTAAGAAAATACTATTCTATATTCTGCAAATCCATGTTGAGTGGTACCATTTTTTAATTTTGTAGAAAACATTCCTGCGTGTTCAAAAGTAACACGAATATGGTCAACTTCTCCTGGGTCTGCTATATTCATACCTGTTGAAGCTACTCTAGTAATACCTGCCTCACCACTTCTATTAGGAGAAATATCTAAATCTACTCCTAGTTGTGAGTTTGTTGGATATCCTATACCAGTTAAATCTGTTTGGTCTAATTTTTGACCTATGTTATGTGCAGATGAAGCACTACCTACTCCTTTAGGTGTAGATAAATATTGTTGATTTCTTGTACCTGGTAAGAAAGCCCAACCAAAGTTATTAAAGTTATAAACTGACGGTTCGCCTGTTACTCTTGTTGGAGGAGATAAATTAGCTGCAGTAGCACTTGTAGTAACACCTCCACCGTTGGTTAGAGTTGCAGTAGACCCAGAGTAACTTGCTACTGTGTCTACCAAGTCTATTGAAACTTTTTTGTTTGAAACTGATGTTGGAGGAGCTGAACTTACTCTTACTGCAGTAGTATTTATAACTTCTTGTATAGTGCCAATAAACTCTGTTCCATCAGTACCTGCTCCTTCTACTCTTATAAATTGTGGGAACTGATTTAGATTAAAATCTGTTTGGTCACCATCAGCAAAGAAAGCACTCCCTGTGGTAATTATTGTATCTCCTGCAGTAGTACTAGCATTTGTTGCTCTCTTCTTTGCTGCTACAACTTGAATTGTTCTTTCGCCTTGTGCAGAAGTGACATCTGCAAACATATTACCACCACCTTGGTCGGTAACTACTTTTGTTGTAGAATTATAAGCCACATTTGGTGACCTAAAGATTTGAAAATATTGAGCTACGTTTTTTCCAGCTGCAGGGTTACCGTCTATAATAATACTATTTGGTCCGTTAACTAAACCTTCTATTGGTCCTTCAGATAAACAGTCATATATAACAGCAGTTTGGTTTCGAATACCACCAGTTTTAGAGTCAGTGCTTCCTCCGACTCCTCCGATTAATCCTGAACTAATTCCTTGTCCTGCAAATATACCCATACTTTCTCCTAGAATATGTGAATTATTGGTGTGTTGCTTCCGCCACCGTCACCACCACCAGCATTACCACCGCCATCACCACCAGAATAGTTTCCACCGCCATACGCGTTATCTGGTTTTGAGCCGAAAGTAAATCCTGGTGAATTTGTTAATCTTGTTTCTGTAAATCCAAAGTTTATTACTGCTCCCCCTACTTGTGTTCTTCCATAACATAAAGGAACTGGTATACCTACCTTTGCATTATTAACGGGGCCTTTAAATAAATTACTTTCATCGGATTCATCTTCTCCTATTTCAGGCGTTAATAAATCAATAATACCTTTTAGAGCAAGTAGTAATCCCCCTGCTATTAGTGCATAAGCTAATGTAGTACCTGCTATTGCAGTTGCAAAGAATCCAATACCTGCTAGTATTGCTCCTACAATTAATGTGATAAAGGCACCTTTTGGGTGTGGTGAAATAATTAAATCTTCTTCTCCTAAATCCGTAACAAGATTATCATAATCTAAAACATCTTTTCCTTTTTTAACTAAAAACTCTATATTTTTATCCGTACAATCTAGTAAGTATCTTCGCACTCCACCTTTCATACAATCAAGTGCATGTATTGCTTCTTGTACATTTTTACATACAAATTGATGTTCTCTTCCAAAGAGTTCTCCCATTCTTCCTAGTAATATTATTTTTCTTTTCATTTTTCTGGCTCCAATATATACATTTCTTTTTGTGGATACGATACTATAAGGTAAGGTATGCCAACTGCGTTACAATTGTCAATATCATGCTGACTTGGGTGACAATCTTCGTCGTAGTGACTATGGACTACATATTTTATTTTCGAATTTAGTTGATGATAGATGAATAAGTCTCCGTCAATTTTAAAGCATAAATTGTCTTCGTGGAGATTTTCACTCGGAATATATTTTTCATTGTCTCCATCTTGTATAACAAGTCCACAACATTCTCTCGGGGCTTCTTTGGCAGCGTGCCTGTAAATATCTTCCATCATGAGAAAGCCTTCGCTGCTGGGAAACCACCGAATGGTAGTTCTACATTTGTATTTGGATTTGCTTTAGGAGTTGTAGACCCACTCGCTGGGTTTATAGGACTAAATCCGAATCTCATTTTACAACCTGTTAAATCTTTACTACAAGTATCTCCTCTATCCCATGTATCTCCAAAATCAGGTTTCACACTCTTACTTGGTTTTCTAGCTTTCCATAGTAGTGATTTGTTGTGAGTTTCTGAAGTAGCTACATTATCCGTAAAAGTAACATAATCATTATATCTATCATCTGCGTAAGTAAAATACTCTGTTCCGTGAACATATGCAGTAAATAATCTAATAGGTTTAAAGTTACTATTTGAGACACTTATTGTACCAGGACTACTAGTAGTTTTTGTAGCTTGCCAGTACAAATCTTTTGTAACTGCACTTGTTGTTCCATCTGCATTAAATCTTGTGGTGCTGACTTGTGTTCTATGATATCCGTTTACTGTAATACTAGAAGGACTTGCATCTACTGATAAACTACTTACTGTTGAAGCTGGAATAACATATTCATCATCTACATTTGCTCTAACATTATAACTTGTAGAGCCTGAAGTAATACCAGGTACATATGACCCGTCTACATTCCAAGTACAGCCACTCTGTGCTTTTTTGTACTCTGGTAAATGGTCACTTGCTCCTTGGAACATGAAAGGACATCTATTTGCTACTACAAATCTTCCTGGTAATTGTATGCCTGTTAAATCAAAAGGAGTTGCTAATTCTAGTGTTAGTGCTACTTTATCTTTTGATTTTATTCTATCTATATACCAAACTTGTCTTACATATTCAACAGGAGGACTTGCGTCTCCGCTCTCTCCATATAAAAACTTTTTAAGAGTTAATCTTCTTATAACTCTCAATCCTACTAGTGAATCATATTCTGTTGTGCCTATACCATCACTTAACACTGTAGTCGCATTTGCTATAGTAAGTGTTGGATTTGGTTGTGCACCTTCATTCTTTTGTTCAAAACCATCTGCTTTTATCGGTACAGGAATATAAGTACGAATTGTACTATTATTTGTAAAATCTCTCATTTGTAGATTTGTTAAGTCATCATCTACTCCAGGGTGTACATATAAAAACTGGTCTTTTGCGTATTCTAACTCAAATAGTTGAACCAGCTCTGAGCCAGGTTCTAACTTTTGTAAATCTTTTATTAATATCTTCTCTGTCATTATGCTTCATATAACCTTCTAAATGTTGCTTTTAAATCGTAGAAATCATCATACTTCCAAGTCTGTGAAAAATTATCTACAACCACTTTTACTGTTTCTTCACTTCCACTTGCATTTGAATCTGCAAAAGTAAAGTTAAATGAAGTAACTCCTTGTTTTCCTTCGAAGAAAGCAACTATATCATCTATTTCATCTTTTGGTCTATTTACAAAAGAAACTTCGAAAGATTGTTTTAAATTATTTATTCCGTTTGCTATTCGTTGTTCATATCCATCGCCGAATTCTGCTTTGAATACTCTTGCTTCATTTTTTCGTGAAAATCCTCTATCTGGGTTTACTACCCCAAGTGATCCACCTACATCAAATCCTAGTGCCATTATCCTGTTGTATTAAGCAGTCCTCCTGGTCGCTGCTCTCTTACGAGTGTTTCCATTACTGATAGATTTATTGCTTCACCTAGTGCTGCTGCTCCATCTGCAGTAACATCTGCTGTTGCGTTTCCATTTTGGTCAATATTTACGCTAATATTTGTATTATTTGTTGCGGCTGCTCCATTCATCTTTACAGGAATACTTCTATTATCTGGTAGTGGTACAACTGCTTCATGTTGTTTTCCTTCCCCAACTAAATAAGTTGGTTGTTTAGCAATACCACCCGATGCATATCTAGGTATCATTCCGCCTTTTGCTAGTCCTATAATTCCACCTTTTTCAAAAGGTAAGAAAGATAATAGTGGCCC